TGGTGACTTTGCCCGACGCAACCGACACTCTGGTTGGACGTGCGACCACGGACACGCTGAGCAACAAGACGCTGGTCGCTCCGGCTCTCGGCACACCGTCCAGCGGCACGCTGACGAGCTGCACGGGTCTGCCTCTGACAACGGGCGTGACCGGCACGCTACCAGTGGCAAACGGCGGCACAGGCGTGACCACCTCGACGGGCAGCGGCTCAAACGTGCTCTCTACGTCACCGACGCTCACGACGCCAATCTCGGCGTCTCTCACCTCGCCAGCCGCCTCCAACCTGACCCTAGGCACCGGCACATTCGGCACCGCGTTGACGTTCACGAGCGCGACGGGCGCGGCGACGTTTTCGGCTCCTGTTTCCGTTTTTGGGTCAACCGGCACCGAAGTAAATTTTGCGCTCAATCAGAGCGGGGTTGGGCAGTGGTCCTTTCGCAACATAGCCACGAGCGGTGACTTGCGGCTTTCAATCGGCGGCAACGATTGGTTCAGTATTGTCCGAACCACGGGCGCGGCGACGTTTACCAACACTTTGTCTGTTTCCGCCACCACCGCCAGCACCTCCACCACGACCGGCTCATTGGTCAACGCGGGTGGGTTCGGCAATGCGGGGGCGATCTTCGCGGGCGGCACAATCACTTCGGCAACGGCCAGCCATAACAGTATCACCAGCGCAGCCGCCTCCAACCTGACCCTAGGCACCGGCAGCTTCGGCACGGCGACGGTTTTGGCTTCTGCCACCGGGGCAATGACTCATGGTCCTTTTGCCACGTTTCAATCCGGGTTTCACGCTAATTCTGCTGTCGCGTCCATCGACACCGCCTCATCCGGTGTTCTCGGTTTGAAGTTAGGCGTTTTGACAAACTCGCCATCCAACTCAACCGACGCCTTCGTGGGCGTTCAAAACACAGGCGGCCCCGGTGCGACCGCAGGCGATCTTCTATACATTGCCCGGTCTAGCGTCGCGGCAAGTCACCGCTGGTTCACCGGCAACGGCGGCGCGATTACATCCCGCATGGTGCTCAACAACGCGGGCGATCTTTCGCTATCGAGCACCACCGCCAGCACATCCACGACGACCGGCTCGCTCATCAATGCGGGTGGGTTTGGGAATGCGGGGGCTGCGTATTTTGGCAGCACAGTGTCATTCACCAACCAGCTTGTTGGGAACAGGGCTTCCGGTGGCGACATCGCGGAACTCACGGGCACCTCCATGACAGCGGGTCAAACTATTAACTTTCGGTTCGGCTCTCGACTCACCAGCGGTAACTCGGGAAGTTGGAATTTTACCTACCAAGGAGACAACGACAACACCAACTCAATGGGTTTTGGATACTATGGGGTTGCCAACATCCTCACGATGACACGAGCCGGAGCCACGACGTTCAGCGGCTCCGCCCGCTCCACCTCCGCAACGGGCGGCATCGGTTACGCAACCGGCGCGGGCGGCGCAGTCACGCAAGGCACCTCGCGCACCACTGGCGTCACGCTCAACAACGTGTGCGGCGCGATCACGCTTTTCACCGCTGCTGGCTCAGCGACGTGGCAGAGCTTCACCGTCACCAACTCCGTCGTGGCCGCGACCGACACCATCATCGTCAACCAGCGCAGCGGGACCGACCTTTACATGATGCACGTCACCGCCGTTGGCGCGGGTTCCTTCCGTATTTCCTTCGCCACTACGGGCGGCACGACCTCCGAAGCGCCCGTTTTCAACTTCGCAGTAATCAAAGCCGTCTCTTCCTAATTTTTTCCTACCATGAATGACCCAATCGTCACCACCACGCTACAACGCATCCAGACTGACCCGCAGGGCGAGTCTCCCGTCGCTACTGCTTTCTTCGAAAAGAAAACCACCATCGACGGGCAGGTATTCGTGTCGCCTTGGACAACGGTTCAATGGCCGCTCCTAAGCGACAAAACCGTCACGGTTGACGGCAAGACCTACACCTACGCCGAAGTCTCGGCTGCGGTTACGGCCATCGCGCATCAAGAACTCGCCGCTTCCTAACATGAGCACTGAGCAAGCACTCCAAAACCTCTACGCAGCCGCTCGCCAAGCCCCATTAAAGGCCGACGACCACGATCTCATCCGCAAGTGCGCGGAGCAGATCGCCGAGGCGTTAAAGCCAAAGGAACCGAAGGTCGAATGAGCGGGACGGCAGACGTTAATTGGCGCAGCTACGTTGGACCGCAGGACAACGGGCTGACGGTGGACGCGGCTGAGTGGCAGGCTCCGCTTGACCCAGAGAACTACGACGATCTCGTGAAGGGATCGAACGTGTCGCACCTCTGCGTGTCAGGTCTCACTATTCCAGCCTCGCAGGAGGACAGCATAGACTTCGTGCGCGGCAACGATTATGTCGTGCAGCATTGCACGGTCGCTGGCTCGATCACGGCCAAAGGCTCGATTGACGGGCTTTCGCTTTACGGATGCTGCATCTCGGGCACGATTGAGTTGGGGCAATACGACAACTACTGGAGCCGAGGCCGCGCTCCCACGCGCATGGTTTCTTTGGTGAATTGCTGTTCACCCGATGGGTCGCCGATTCGTTTGAAGCTCTGGGATGCGGAAATGCCGCGCATCGAAGGCACCGAGGTGAGCGTGACGCGAATCCCAAAGTGGATTTGGCTTCCTTACTTTCTGTTCCGGCGTTTGACGAATCCGAAGAAGGTATAACCTATGCTCGATCTTCTCACCAACGCACTAGGCGGCGGCGCACTCGGCGTCCTGCTCAGAATCGGCAACGGATTTTTCGAGAACTTCAAGGCCGGGCAGGACCACAAGCGAAAGCTCGAAGAGGCAAAGGCAATGGCCGAGATCGCCAGCGACAAAGCAAAGTGGGATGCGTTCACCGCAAGCCAACAGGCGGCCACTCCTCCGGCCAACACTTCGGCATGGGCAGCAAATTTGATAACGCTGTTTCGCCCACTCATCACGCTGCTCCTCTTGGTTCTGGTGACGATTGTCTTCTTTCGCGTCACCGCACTTGAGCAGGCCGAGATGATCGACGAGATTCAATTTTGCGCTTTCAACTGCATCGGGTGGTGGTTCGGAGATCGCATGAGCCGCAAAAAATGAACGAGCACAAAGACCTCATGGAAGTGGCCAAGCTCTGGAAAGAAACGGGCTGGCTGACTGCGGTCATCGGAGGCGCCGGCATGGTTGCGCGCCTACTGGCCAACCCGATCCAAGGGACGATCTGGGACAGCGTGCGGCGCGTCATCATGGCGGCCATCGTCTCGACGCTCGCTTGGTTTATCGTTGAGCAAATCGAAGTCAGCTCACTCGTGAAGGCGATCACCTACGGCGTCGCCGGGCTGCTCGCGCCTGAGATTATCGACGGGCTGACCACGCTCGCAAAAAAGTATTCCAAGAACCCGACGAAGCTGCTCAAGAAATGAACCCGAAGGTCATTACGGCGGCGCTCGCCGCGACCGTCATCTGTTTCGCGGGCGTCGGAGTGGTCACGGTCAAATCGGTCTCGAAGCACATCGCGGCGAGTGACAAAGAATTCGACATGACGAGCAACGTGCTCAGTCCGCTTTTCGACATTTACGGGCTGGCTATCGTGGACGGTCAGGCAAAGGCAAGCAAGGGACTGATCAACGCGAAGGAGTTTTGCGACTCGCTGGCGAAGCTCCAAGCCGAGGCGGAGCGATTGCTCGCGGAATTTGGCAACCCGACAGAACTCGTGGCGCAGCACAAACTCGTTGCAGCTTATCTCAAGAAAGCGCGGGCGGTCTGCGACAAGGGCGAGGTCGCAACGCTCAACTCGCCGGCCATGACTGCCGAACTTTACGCGGTCATCGAGCCGATGACGGCGCTGATCAACAAGGCGCTGCACGAAGAGCTGACGATTTCGCGCACGCACAAGGAGGCCGCGGATCGGGCGCTTCTCACGTTTGAACGGTTCGCAAGCGTCGCGGCGGGACTCGGAATGGTCTTTGCCGTCGCTCCGTGGATCGGCGCGAAAGGCAAAAAGCCTGCCGTGGTCGTTGCAAAGGTCAGGAAAAAGAAGCCCAAGCGCT